CCCGCCCTTGCCTGTGATGGCGTCCAGCATGGAGCGGAAGCTGGAAAGCTTCTGATTGCCGGCCTTTACGTCCTTGCCGCCGAGCTTGCCGAGCATGTCCATCGCTTCGGCGCGCTCTTCCGGCGTTGGCCCTCCTTCGGAGAGAGGCCTGTTGTCGTAGGCGACTTTGGAGTACATCGTCCACTGGGATTTCTTTTTGTCCTGGGCTTCCTGATACTTCCGGTCCGCCGCCTGCGAAGCTGCACTGCTGATGCCCTGAATAAACCCTTGAAGTCCTGCACTCATTTAATCCGCCCCTTCCCTAAATACATCGCGTCCGCGTCCGCCCCAGAAGTCGTTCATTAATCGCCAGCAGAAGAAATCTGACCACCGCGGATAGGCGCGCCGCTTAGACATCGCCGCAAACCTTTGCAGGAGGATTTTGCTCATAGCCCGAACCATGCCGCTACCGACGGCGCGAGTTTAGCCGCTGCGGTTCCGGCTGCGGCCGCCGTCTGCGATTCCTGCTGTGAATCGAACTGGTAGTTCGTGCTCGAATTTTTCATGATGTCCTCAATCGCCGTCTGCGATAGCCCCAGTTGCGCCAGCGCGTTCTGAAGTTGGACTCCGCCGATTGCCGTATCCGCCGCCGCGACCTGCGTTGCGCCCTGCGCGCCCGCCTGCCGCCCCTGAACGATGTTCGTGTTCAACGTGTCGTCAATCTGCTTTTGCGTCCCTGTCGCCGCGTCCCGCTGTTGCGAAACCGCACCGCCCGACCGTCCCGATCCGAACTGCGCCGCCTGAGTTCGCGTTGCATCGGCACCGGCGAGCGTCGAATTGATCTGCGGCGCCGCCATGCCCGCGTACTGCGTCCGGCCTCCGGTTAACAGGCTTTGCCAGTATTGCGATGCCGGTTGAAGGTTCGCTTGCGCGGTCTGGAGCGTATTCTGCCCGGAGGTCTGCTGAGACTGTCCGGTAGGCAAGCCGTAGTTAAAAATATTCCAACTGCCCTGCGTTGCCCCGAGGTTCTGCCCGCGATCAGTTGAAGATCCGCTTCCGCCGATCCCCAGAAACCCGTCGCGCTTCGGTCCTTGATTAAGAACGTCTCCGAACCATCTCATAGCGAAATGGTATCATCATTGCCCGCTGCGGTACGGGTCTTTCGATGGACTGTACCGCCCCAGCGGACCCATCGTCTTGCGGTCCATCAGCGCGTAGTTTCGAGCCATAACCCGGCACACGGCCCCGTCTTTATGGTGAACCTCGTCCACCATTTCCATTTCATCGTCACACCGGACGCATCCCGCCGTGTACGGAATACCCCCCCATCGGTCCGGGGCTTGATGGCCCGGAGTTTCATCGCCCGCCATGCCCGCGCTTCGCATACACCGGGACCGTAACCGGACTCATCCCGAACCGTTCACAGATACGGGCCGTCACCGGGGAGTTCGCGACTGCCATGAAATCCCGCGCGTTCATCGATTCCAGAAAGTCGTACATGATTGTTGCGAGCTTGCGGGATACCTCGCCTGAATCCGCAGCTTCCGTGTGCTTCACGAGTGGGCCCAGGAGCGGATAGAGCTGAAACGTGAGCGTCTCGAACAGGACTCCGTCATCCGTGAATGCGCCGAGTACCCGGCATGTCGGCCGCTCTTCGTTGACGTTCAGCTTCGCCCAGCCGCGGCGCTCCATTTCAGGGTTCACCATCTCGTCTATTTCTTTCGGTTCAAGCCATCGATAGTCCATCGTTTTTTTTCAGGCGGCTTTCAACCGCAGTTACAAGCCACCGGCTTTCAGCCGGTCGGTCGTTGACGCTTGCCGTTTCCCATCCGTCGCCGCTTGGCCGAACGAACTGCTCGACCGGGACGAAATGCCGCTGGATGTCGAACCCGACCACATCATAGCCAGCGGCCATCAGACCTTCAGTAAAGCCACCCAAACCGGCGAACAGGTCAATCCCCAGAGGTTTCGCCACATCAGACCGCCGCCGCTTCCGGTTCTTCCAGCATGTCGAACAATGTGGGCATCGAGATTTTCGCTTCCGCGGCTCGGCAGTATGCGAGTGCGTCCCGGTGTGACCGATCGTTCAGTTCTATGGAGTATCCCCGGCGCCCCATCAACACCGCCTGTTGAGCGACCGTGCCAAGTCCACCGAACGGATCGAGAACGAGATCTCCCTTGTTTGAGAACCGGGTTATCAGCCGCTCCACGATGTCGAGCTGGAGCGGGCAAATATGGAACTCCAGACCCTTGCGCGCCTGGTCCGAGTTCAAAGTCCGCATCCGCGTGATGTCATCCCACACGTACGCCGCTCCCGGATTCGCAACGTCAAGGCACATGAAGCTGGCCGGCAGAATTCCGCGGCGCTCCATCTCTTCCGCGATATTGACGTGCTCCCCGAAGTCGTAAATCTTGGACCGGGAGTACTTCAGCCACGCCGCCCGCAGTGAATCCATCGGCATCTCGGCTATTTCTTCCGGTCGCATGAATCGGTTGCCGGAGCTTCGCCAGTACGAATGGGCGTCGAACTGCCAGTTGGCGCGGGAGTATCCGGTCCCCGGGACAAGGCGCGAATCATTGCGAAACTCGACCGGCTCCCCGAACTCACCTGACGCGCAAAACTCTGCGCACTCGCCCAGTCCCGGTGAATGATCGAACTTTGAACCTCCGCAGAGACACAGCGGGTTTTCGCAGCGCGGCTTCGCTTTTTCGACCGGCTCATCTGCGTAGGAGTTCGCCTGGTCGCTCGGCAACTTACGGAACAGAAGAATGTATTCCGGGCTTCCAACCCCCATCTTCGTCCCATCCTTCGCGTTCTCCGAATATCCGAGCCGGTACGTCTGATTGTTTTCCCGCACCACGTCCGTCGTTACCGTAATGCGTCCGCAGAATATGAATCCGTGGCGCTCCAGGTGATCGGCGCACTTGTCGCTGAACCGGTTCACGCTGTACATCCCGAGCCCGGAGACGGATCCGTAAACGATGCGATCTTTCGCGTGAACGCAGTACATCCGTCCCGGTTTCAGTGTCCGCATGATCTCTGGCGTCAGGTATTCCATCTGATCGAAGAAGCCTTTGTCGCCGTCGTTGTGGCCGAAATCGTTGTAGAGTTCGGTGTACTCGTAGTGGTCCGAGAACGGCCAGGAGGTCACGATCAGGTCCACCGAGTTGTCCGGCATCCGGCGCATCTCGCGCACGTTGTCCGAGTTGACGCAGGTGAACAACTCACCTTTCACTTCTTCGCGGGTGTCGTCGATTGCCCGCTCCATTTCCGTTCCGATCTTCGCTGAGTTCAAACCGTACTCCTTGATGAGCGCCGACATCGTTCCGTGCAGCTTGTCGTGGTCCCGGATCTTCCGCATCAGCTCGAAGTACACCGGGTCTTCGGCTTCGGTGAAGATCAAGTGAACAACGACGCGGTGCGTTTGCCCGAAGCGGTGCGTTCGGTGAATCGCCTGCATGAAGTCGTTCGCCTTGTAGTTGATCCCGAGAAAGATATTCGACCAGCAGATTTGAAAATTACTCCCGGAGCCACTCAACGATGGCTTCGTGCCAAAGTTCGTAATATCGCCCGCCGCGAACCGCTCCACAATTCTTTCGCGCTGCTCCAGAGTCTTCACCGATTGGTCCCCGGTGATTGTTTCGATTCCCGGTATTGTCGCCTCCAAAGCGTGACGTTCGCGCTCGAGGTCGTGCCAGATGATATGCCGGACTCCGGGCCCGTCCGCTTCGATGATCTTCAGGCACTCCGCAACACGGTCGCCCATCGAATCGCGCTTCTCTTTTGCGGCGGCGCTCAGTCCCGCGCTCGCGTCCCGAAACATCTTCTCCTGTCCCCATGAGTCCGCGCCGGCCGTTGCGTGATCGGCGGGGATGCGGTGCAAGATGTATTCGATCTCGGGAAGGACGTATCCCGTGTCGTCATACCTAAGATCAGAGGGCATCTGAATGAACACGGCCCACGTGGCAACCCACAACCAGAATTCCTTTTGTTTGTGGGGGTGGATCGTGAGGTTTCCCGCTTGCGTACTATCCCGCTTGAAGAACCGCGTCAACGCCTGCCCGGTGTCCATGATCCCGAGGAACCCGGCGTAGTGGATGAGTTCCTTCAGCCGGTTCGGTGATGGCGTGGCGGTCGCGACGAACTTGAACGGGATGCCGGGGAACATCTCCAGAAAGCTCTGGTATGTCTTCGTCCCATAACCGCGCAAAACAGATGCTTCGTCCAGCGTTGCGATCTGAAACCGCTTCGGGTCCACCTGGCCGTCCCGTACGCGGTCGTAGTTCGTCATAAAGATGCGGTAGCCAGCCTTCAGGCCTTCGGCGTGCTCCACGTCGTTCGCGATGTAAAGCGGCGTTTCCTCGAACCCGCGGCGCTCCGCTTCCAGCTTGAATTCGCGGCGGACCCCGAGCGGGCACACGATCAGCGCCGACTCGCCCTTCCCCGCGTCGAGCAGAGCTTCGCACACCTGAAGTTGGATCGACGTTTTATGGAGCCCGTAGCTCGCGAAGCAGGCGCGGTTACCGCCCCGTATCATCCATTCGGCGATATCCCGCGCGTGCGGCTTAAGGTTTTGATTCAGGTTCAGCGGGCCGGAGTAGCCACGATCCAGCGCTACCGGCGCTTTCGATTTCAGAAACTCTTCGTATGTCGTCACACTTTCAACTCCCCCAGCTCAACAAAGCGACCTTCTTTTGCGTCGTAAACCGGACGAACGCATAAGTTCTCCGCCTCGTGATCCTCCACCTTTCGGACGACCTCTTCCGGCGAGTCCGCTTCAAATACTCGCAGGCATGTCCGGCAATGCGTCTGATGCTTGCTCACAACCACTCCGTATTCCCCGGCAGTGCGCCGGATGGTTTCGCTTTCGTTTTCGGTTTTGCCGCCGCTTCCACTTCGGCCCGCGTACGATTCCGGTACTCCGCAATTTCTTTCGGATCGAACAGCGGGGCCGACATCATCCACTTATCGATTGGCGTTCCCTTTGCATCGGGAGGGACTGCGAGCTGGCGACCACATGCCTTGTATGGTTCGCTCATGCAGGTAACTTGGCCAGCCTGGTTTCGATAGATGCTGCGTCGATTTTTAGTTCTTCGACTTCCTCCTGGGCGCTTCGAACTAGTTCTTCGACTTCCTTCTGGGCGCGTCGAATATCGCTTTGAATTTTCTGAAGCTCCCTGGTCCACCGTTCCCGCAATGCCGGTATCGACTGGCGATACCATCCGTTTCCATCGGTGGCGTATGCGGCCCATACGAGTTCATCGGTAGGCTCGCAGGCGATTCCATCCGAACCGTTCGTCTTCACCGGCATACACAAAGAAACCAGATTGCCGTCTACCCGAAACGCGATCGCTTTGTTCGTGGCCACTCCATACGGCACCGCTCCGTCCATCTGGCACACCTGCCGATACGCTTCGTCGATCCAGATTGAAAGTGACGAGGACTCCAGATTCCGGTATACCCGCGCACTCACGGCGATACATCGGCCCAGATTCAATTCGGTTTCTCCGTCTCGCTTCAGGTGGGCACTCCACAGTTTTCCGGCGTTGTATTTCTCTTCGCCAGCGTAATCCGCAGGGATCAGAATATGTCCGTTCGACCATAGCCGAACTCCGTCAAAGGTGGCCGTTACGCGAATGAATGAATCGTATTTTTCAATTGCTTCAAGTGGCGTCATACTGCCTTTCCTTCCCACATGACATCTCCCAGCGAAAGCGACAGCGGGTATTCACGCTGGAACGGTTTCGCATCGGCGCATTCTTCGATCCATATTTTCCGGGCCGCAAGGAACAGCTCGAACTGATCCCCGACCGGCGTGTACTTCCACTTCTTGAACTTATTGGCTTCGTATCCGACCTGAAGGATTCCAAGCCGTGCGCCCTTCGGAAGTGACGGGTCCGCGTGCTTGTAGGCGGCAAGCTGGAGTTTCATCGACGGCCAGATGCGCGGCGAGGTCTTCAGGTCTATCAGATGCACGATCTTGTAATCCGTGCTCTTGAGGCGGCACTTCAGGTCAACGGTTCCGGCGTACCGATATCGCTCGTTCCAGACGGTGTACTCGCAGTCCAGAATGATCGGCGATTCTTCTGCAAACCATTCGCAGTACGTCATCAGGCAGAAATATTCTTTGGGATTGAGAGGTTGCGGTTTCGGATCGTCGCCCCCGGCGAACGCGTCTTCCATTGCGACTGTGCCGCCAGAGTTCAGAACCTTGACGGCGGCGTGAACTTTCGATCCTTTGTCGCCTGCCAGGCGCTTGATCGCTTCAGCTTCGTCCCATCCTTTTTCCGCAAGCCATTTCGAGAATCCAATTCCCTTCGGGTAGTGGTTTGCGATCCACGTCACCGATGGAACGTAGTCCCAGATGGGGCCGTCGGCGGATTCGATCTGGCGAGCATAGAAACGTTCGTCTGGAGCCGTGATCTGAATGATGCCGCGTTCCTGATCGACTTCACGGATTTCGACTCTCACTGCGAGGCCCTCCTGTCGATGGCGTCCATCATGGCGCGGCAGTCGGCAATCGTGGCGTCCAGACTTTCCACGGTTACGAACGCCTGCTCGACCCGGATGCTTGGCATGAGGCCGCGATGGTCGATTGTGAACGCAACGCGCGGCCCGCTCACTTCCGGACCTTCTCGCGTGCCGTAATTGATGTAGTACTGGTGACCCTGAAAGCTAAGAATCCACTGGCTTAAATGAGGGTCGATCTTGAGAGCCTTGCGGACGTACCGCCTGATGACCTTCTCGGATGCGGAACGGAACTCCTGAAACTTCAGGTCTTCTTTGTGTTCTACCGCGCTTGCCCTCCGCCGTGCCGCCACGGCAGCCGAATAGCTTTCCGGTATCGGGTTACGGCTCATCGCTTCCGTTATCTTCATTTCGTCCCGTCCTTTCCGTCCGTTTTTCCCCACCGGGCCAGAGCCGCAGCGCGGGCGATTTCGATACGCCGTTTCTTCGTCAACGATTTCGCGCGAGCGGGTCCGCCGAGCTTGCCCGCTTTCTTGCCGTTTTCGCTCAATACCGCGAATCTCATCTCGTCTGTTATTTTCATCGTTTGTACCGTGTCATGTCAAGCACTTCATGACATTTTAAGCATCGTCCCGCAATCAATCCTGTTCGGACTCCTCCATATACGTCTCCGAGAGAACCCGTACCAGATCCTCAACGGGAGGGAGTTTTAATCCCGGTTCGCGTTCCGCTTCGTCGGGCGGTACTGCATCCAGGGGCTCAACGACCTCGGTCGATTTCTTCGAGGATATCGATGATATCTTTGCGCGCGGCATTCGTCGGACCCTCCGTCTGTCTGCTGACTACGATTCCGCGGCGCTCGCCCTTTCCGGGCTTGACCGAGAGCGGCGGAAACTCTCGGTCGCATCGGTACTGCGCGATCTCGTTGGACTTTTCGAGAGCGCGGGCGATCCGGCGGAGCAGCGCCAGTTCAACGATGTCGCGTGTGAACTTCACGCCTTCAGAATCCCCCCGGCATATAGTCGTCGTGATCTCCGTCACCCTCATCGCATTCGTCAACAATTGCGACCCCTCGGCCATCCGCAAGAGCTTTCGAGCCAGCCAGCCTCACAATCGAAAGCGGGCGGCGCACTGACTGGCGAATCGCCACCTTCGCAGCTTCTTCATCGCAAGGGATGATCCGGTAAATAGAGCCCGCCCCAACGAGAACGCTAACTGCTGGCAGTGCGCCATGTTTCACAATGGTACCTGCCTCAACGTAGCCCGATCCGTCTATGTAGCGAGGGAACTTAAGCTCCTCCTCTTCTTCCGGCAGCGCGGGCTGATCGACACGGAACAATACCGTCCCGCCGAACGCCTGTGTTTCCACGTAGCCGATGTGAGTCTGATGGCCCATCACCTCCACGCGGGCGAATCCCTTAAATTCCGTCTGGTTCTCGCTCATTGCTTCGCCTTCCGTCCCCGCTGTTTCGGAGTGAACGCAGGTTCCGCCGTTTCCGCTTCCGGTTCGCTGGCCGGCGGCATTGCGGGATCGACGGACCGCGCGTGTTCCGCGATCTCGCTGCCCAACTCTTCGCTGTCGTCGTCTTCATCTTCGTCGTCGAGATCGACAGCCGCCGGTTCCGATTCTTCGACGGTCATCAAAATCACGCCGTCGGTCACGTCCGTTTCGACCGGCGCGGCGGGCGGCGGGTACTGCGCGGCGTCGAACGTCTGTTCGTGCTGAATCAAGCCGCCCATCGGATTCTCTTCCGTTGGCAGAACCTTTTCGGTTGACCGGAACGGCATCTTGTAATGGACACGTACCAGATTCGGATTCTCGACCGTGCCCGAGATCGTTCGTTTCGCGATTGATCCGTTCGCCGTCTGGAAGTGGAGCGTGAACGAATAGCCGATCTTCGGGTACGCCAGATTGCGACCGAAAACCCAGTCCCGCTCCATCCGCAACTTCGCCTCGGCGAGGATCGTGTTCAGCGCCACGGCCGGCGTGTTCGGAATGCGGCGCTCCAGGCAGCACGTTTCGCATTCTTTCGTGTCGTCCCCCTCACAGGAGGGACACTTGATTGTGTCCTCCTGGAGGTGGGCGATGGAAACCTCGTGCTTCGGGACAGCGGGGTTTCGCATGGTGTACGCGAACTCGATCTTCGTGAGCTTCGCGTAATACTTCTGAGCGCACTCGCGGACAAGGGCCAGCGAGTACGTCAGAACTTCGGCGCCGGTGAGCGGCTTGTTGGGGATCGACTCGCTGGAGATCGGCATTATCCCCTCTTCTGGGCGGCCGTCTTCTTCGGCGGCACGGGCGCATCCGTCTTCGTCTTCCGGGTGCGCGGCGCGGCGGTCGATACCCTGATGTAGGCGTACCGTCCTTCGCGGCGCACGTCGAACCGCCCGAACTTGCGGACCTGATTCGTGAGCGACACGCGAAGCCGGTCCAGCTCCACATCCGTAAGCGCCGCGAGTGTCGGTTCTCCTTCAACCGGAACCCGCTCATCCAGATCGACGCGAATCGATTTTCCGCCGTCTGCGTGCGCTGCGGTTACCGCATCCGCCAGCGCTTTGTACTCGGCCGATTTATCCGGCCACGTTTCCACTGTTTCAAACTTCATTCCGTTTCCGTCCTTTTCGTTTTCGGTTTCCGGTCTCTCCCGGATTGTCACGCCTACGGCTTGCGCCTGATTCCCTGCTGCTGATTTCACCGGCGTTCTCATAACCCTCGACACGTGCAGGTTTGTGGGCAGTCGGTATCCGAATCCCTATGCCATTCACGACGGCCATCGCCAACCACAGTGGCCGAACGTCGGACGAAACGACCGTTAGTACTTTCCGCCGTGAGTGATGGCTGAATTCGCGTCCATCCGGGCATCGCGGCATTTGCGAATCGCGGCGCTTCGGTCGGGCGATGGCGGGGCACAGGCGACGATGGCCTTCACGGCGTTCGCGAGCGCTTCGCGAATCTTTTTCCCGGCGGCATCCTGCTCGTCGGTCCACTTGTGATACTCGAACGCATTATCGATCTCGGCTTCTACTTCCGGCGTCAGTGCTGTAGCTCTTGTAAAATCCGGCGTCAGTGCTCTTGTAAAATCCAAATCCATACTTCTCCCTTTCGTTTTTACTGTCTCAACATCCCCGGAGTGATAATCATCGGCTGTTCCGAAGCCGGAGCCCGCTCTACCTGCTGGCCGGGGACCGGCAGAGGCGCAACCGATAAAATCTTGTGACATCCCGGCGAATCGATGCCGCCGCACATAAACACGGCGACCGGGAGTCCGCCAGCTTCGGGAGGTCCACCGAAGAAGATGATCCGCATACCGATCGCGCACGGCTCGCGTTTGCAGTGCGGGCAGATCGGGTATACCGGCTTGTTGTTGTCTTCGATTCCCGGCGTCATGCGTTCCCGCTTTCCTTTATCAACCGCTCAACCAACTGCGTAATCCTCGGCTCCAGATACACCCACGCCCGCTCCATAAACCGTTGCGGCGGAAGCGGTCCGCCGTACCGGAAGAAGTCTTTCCGGCAGTTGTCGCAGCAGAATTTCTGATGCCGGTCCCTGAACCGCACGGGCTTGAAGCGAACAGGGCAAAAGCGGCATTTTCGCTCCAGCATCTGGTTTTGCCTTCTTGATGCGACGGCAAAAGAATGATTACTGTCTTTGTTTTCCATACTTTAAGGCGTCGCACTCTCTGGCACACCAAAATCGTACCCTATGCCGGAGTATCAGTCAAGGGGTTTCGATGCGTTAAATCGGGCGTGGACGCCTGAAACGGGCATCTCAGCCATTGAGCCCGCTGTCCCGGAACTCCTTGATCGCGTATTCCGGTATTCCGCGCGCTCGCCATCGTTCGCATTTTTCATCAATCGTCAACCGGCTCCATATTTCCTGATCCAATGCCCCGTAAAATTCCAGTAGCGCAATTGCTTTAGCGAAATTACCGACCGACTCCGCCGCCAGCATATGCACCTTGACCATCGCGAGGCACTCTTCCGCGGTCATCTTCGTCATTCCCCCGCTACGCCCTTTCCTCGAACCTCTGCTGGTTTCCAATGAACGTCATATGAACCGTTCCAGATGGGCCGTCCCGCTGTTTGGCGACGATGATTTCCGCCTGCCCTCGTAACTCTTCGCGATGTCGGTTTTTCGCGTACATCTCTGGCCTGTACGTGAACATCGCGACATCGGCGTTCTCTTCCAGTTTCCCGGTTTCTTTCAGGTCCGACATACCGGGAGCCCGGTTTTCCTCTTCGCACTTTCGACTCGCCTGGGCGAGTATCAGCAGCGGAATATCCATCTCACGAGCGCACCGCTGAAACTCATCGGCAATCCGGTTGTAGCGGCTTCGCTCCTGTTCGCGCGGGTCCGCAGCGGCGACCAGATGGAAGTGATCCACCACCGCGAGGTCAAGGCCGCGCTTTGATCGAAGCCCTTTCAGTTTGCTCCGAATTGCCGAGGCAGTCAGGCCGGCTGTGTCATCAATCTCGATGGGAAGGGCCGCTATCGCATCTTTCGCATCAACCACACTGGCGCGCTCATCGGAATTCATATACCCAAGCCTCATCCGCTGGAAGTCCACGCGCGAGACGTTCGATATCATGCGGCAAATCAAAGCCTTCCGTCGCGTCTCCAGGGAGATGATCCCTACCCGCGCGCCGCCCGTCGCTGCGTGAATCGCCATCTGAAGAGCGGCGCACGTTTTACCGTGACTGGGCCTTCCCGCCAGCACAATCAAATCCCCGCCTTGAAGTACCGGGACGTACCCCTGAAGGCTTTTCCATGGGAAACCGATCCCGTCGCCGTTCCGCGATGGGGAAATTAACGAGCGAAGATTACCTTCGTACTCGCCGAGCGTTTCGCCGACCGACCTCCATCCGGCGCCGTCACGTCCCTTGACGATTTGACCGATCACCGAATCGGCCCGCGCGATAATCGTTTCGGCGTCTTCCTCCGCGATTACGGCGTCCATATACAGCTTGTGGGCCGCCAGCGCAAGCCGGCGCAGTTCCGATTTCCGCCGGATGATGTTGATGTACGATTCCGGGTCTGATACGTGCGGAGTGTTGCGGTCGAGATCGACCAAATACCCAAGCCCGTCCACGGATTCCAGCTCGCCTCGCTTCATCAACTCTTCGGCTAAAGTGATCGAGTCGATCACGGAGCCGCGTGCATCCAGATCGCACATGCGCTCGAAAATTTTTTGATGTTTCGTTATTGAAAAATCGTCGATCAACAAGCTTGCGGAAACAACGGGAAACGCCGCGCCTTTTTCGATCAGGCAGATTCCAAGGATCGTCTGCTCGGCTTCAATAGCGGCAGGTAACGGATACGAAAGTTCGAAGTTCTCGAGGTTCATACCGGGCCATCTCCGGGCCGCTCAACTATCGGCGGGACGACCGGGTAATTGGACCTCCCTGACGATGCCGAACCGTTCATTCCTGGCGGGTACCGCCAGCCTTGATCGAGAATCCATTGCGCCAAGCTCGGGGCAAACTGCGGCTTGTCTTTCGACCACTCCTCGCACCAGAGCAGGTGAACTCTGTCGAATTCCAATCTCAATACCGTGAGCTGCGAGAGGTAGTGGGATGCCAGACTTCGGTCTTTCTTCTTCGGGTGTCGCTTGTAGACCTCCTCGAACCATTCCTCTCCGGATTTCTCATAGCTTTCAGGTTCAGGATGGATTCCGTTCGCGCGCGTTACGTCTCCGTCTCCGTCTTCGCATTTCGTCTTCGTCTCCGTCTTCGTCTCCCGTCTAGGCAGAACATTTTCTTCGCGGATGCTTAGCAATTGCTTAGCGGGTTCTGGAAATTTACTTGCTGACCGTGTTTGCTGTCTGAAATCAGATAGTTGCAGGTATTTACATCCTTCAGATTCGTACACAAAGAGTAGCGGATGAGGATGCTTATCATCTGCTAAGCACTTGCTATGCACCTGCAAACATTCTTCCAGCCATTCGCTAACTTCAGACTCGGAAACGTGGTCTGGACAAGTTGGCCAGCAGGCCCCCCGGAGGGTTGCCGGAGATGCGTGGTAGCGCCCATAGTCATCGACCACGGACATGAGGCGGCGATAAAAAAGCTCAGCGCCGCGCGACAGTGAATTGATGCGTTGTGAACTGTTGATACCCTCTCGGACAAGACGTATCGGCAAAATTTAACCCCTCCCAGGGTCCGAGGTGGCGGGGCGTGGGAGCACCCCGCCGTAGATCCTCTTCCGTGACGGATCGCGACTTCCGCCGCTATTGTTATACCGTTTTCTCCGGTTCGCCGCTACAATCATTTCGTGTACGCCCGCTCCATCATCGACCGCCGCCTGGAGATCGCCGAGCGACATCTTGGGTTCCGCCCGGAATACCACATGCCGACCGAGATCGACGATTTCAACGGCAGGCTCCAGTCGAAATACTCGGACGCCTACGGGAAAGCGGCGGGGAGTTCGCGCGGCTCCGGCGACGGGCAGGTGGCGTATCAGAACTCGCTCATCAACAACCTGACGCCGAAGCTGAACGCGGACGAAATCCGGTGGATTCAGAACGAACGAGCGCTGTGTTGGGCCGATGCCGAATACTGGATGACCCGGTATTACTACATCAAAACCCAGACCGCGATCATCCGGTTTGAGTTCCGCGCCGGCCAGCGCGTGTTCTTCAACGTCCTCCAGCGGATGCAGGAGATGGGGGCGCCTATCGAACTCATCATGGCGAAGGCGCGCCAGCTCGGAATCTCGACCGTTACCGAGGGCCTGATCGTGCATTCGGTGAACTTCGGAATCGGCGTCAACGCGGTAGTCGCGTCTGCCGACGAAGGGAAAACCGGCGAGATGTCGAAGATGACCTTTCTCGGATACGATTCGATGGACTGGTGGCTGAAGGCTCCGTATTCGCGCCGCGTCGAATCGAACCGCGGAATGCTGGTGCTCGGCGGCTTGAAGTCCGGCATCAGTTTTCAGCACGGCGCGCAGATGTCGGGCATCGGACGCGGATCGACGTTTTTGAAATACCATCTGAGCGAAGTCGCGTCGTACAACAACGCGGAGCAGCTTATCGAGGCGGCCCTGTTCCGGTGCGTTCATCCTCACCCGGACGTTTTCGGCGTTCTCGAGTCGACCGCCGAGGGAAACACGGGCTGGTTCTACGACACGTACTCGGAATCGAAATCGAAACGCCTTGCCGGTGAGCCGACGCGCCTCGTTCCGCTATTCCTCCCATTCACGGTCGCGCCGGATCAGTACCCGAACAAGACTTGGATCAGAACGTATCCGATTCCGCGAGACTGGCGGCCTGTCGATGAAACGCGCGGCATGATGGAGCGTGCCGAAGCGTACATACGATCTCAGCCGGACCTCTCGCTGGTGATGGGATCGAACTGGGAATGCTCGCGCGAACAGGCTTGGTACTGGGAGGCGAATTATTTCGAAGCGCGTGCGAAGGGAACCGAAAAGCTCTGGCTTCAGGAAATGCCGGTCGATGACCGCGAAGCATTCCAAAGCTCGTACGATAACGTGTTTGGTCGCGAGGTTATCGCGGAGATCGACTCGCGGCGCCGGACCCGGTACAACGTCTACGGAATCGTCGGACAGTCGATTGAAGATCGTCACGAACCGGACGATGAAGACCTGGATCACGATCTTCCGCGCGTCCCGGTGAAGTTCACGAACCGCAAGAACGTGACGTTTCGATGGGAACTTGTTCCGCTCAACTGGGAAGAGTGGTTCGACAACGTGGACGGGATCAAAACCGATGACGATGAGCACATGAACAAGCTCTTCGTGTGGCTTCCACCCGAGCCCGGTTACCGCTACGCGATCGGGATCAGAACCGGCACGGGCATCGGAATCGGAACGACGGTGATATCGGTATCGCGGCGCGCCCGCAATGTGCAGGAGTGCGACGAGCAGGCGGCGGAGTTTCGATCCAACGATGTTTCGCACGTCGAGGCGTTTCCGTTCGCGATGGCGATTGCGGCTTATTATGCGAAGTTCACCGCCGATCTTCAGGGGAAACTATCCCAGCCGTACGTCGCCATCGAGCAGGTGGAATCGGTCGGCGACACGGTGTATATGCAGATGCGGAAACTCGGCTACAGGAACTTCCACAAGATGACCAGGTACGACTCAAAGGCGACCGACATGCAGCAATCGAAGCGTCGGAAGGTCGGCTGGTTCTCATACGCCTGGAGTTCGCCGATCTACACCGACACGTTCGTGTTAATCGTCCGCAACGGCTGGTTCAAAGTGAACTCCCCTTTCACGATTTTTGAGATGGACAAGTGGGAAGCGCATGTGAAGGGCGAGGGCGGGAAGGTGAAATACATGAACACCGAAGGCGTCTCAGACGCGGGCCTACTGGCCGCTGCGCTCGCCGCGTTCTGCGTCAACGACATGAAGTCGCTGACGGATCGATCCGAGAAGCGATTCATGCAAAGCGGGAAAACGAAGCCCGTCAAGCTGGACATCGAGCCCACGAAGGACGGCCACACGTTTCCCCTGTCGGGTTATAATGGCGGTCACGATGAGGCACTTTCACAGTCCCTTGCGAGGTTCCAATGAGTAGCGCGGCGGTAAAACTTCAGCTCATTCCGCGATCAGCGGAGCAAAGAAAGGCATCGGAGGAAAAAGCGGAGGCCGTCATGAATGCCTACAAACTCGGGGTCCGGACGGAGCGCGAACGGTGCATGAAACTCATCACCGGAGCGCTTCGGTGCATGAAACTCATCACCGGAGCGCTTCAAGATGATCTTGAAGTCGTCGATAAAGACGTTTGGGATGCGGTGTCCAAAATCAGGAGCGGCGAATGAGTAAAACCGGATACGCTCTCGGAACGCTTTCACCAATCATCTATTTCGAGAACGCCGCGGGCCGGATTGTCATCGCGGGCTACGACGCAGGGAAACCGGAGCAAGCACGGCGCGTTTACGAAGAGCGCTTCAAAAAAATGGGCTACGACTGGCGCGAAGCCGGAACGCTGTCCGAAGTGGACCGCCTGCAATCCCGCCTGGCCGATCAGCTTCAGCGCGAGCGCGCACCGGGAATGGAGCGGATGATAAACAACCGGGATGCGGTTGAGTCAATGATCGGCGACAACCTCCGGCAGAAAATGATTTCGTCGGCAACGTCACCGTGGGAGCGCGAGTTCATCCAGCTTTACCTTCAGCGCCGCGAGAACCGCTCCGAGAAATTTCGGCAGCAATTTGAGCACAGGGCCGCATACCTAAACATCCGCGAGAATGACTCAAACAAACAGTTTCAGGACTTCTCACCGGATCAGCCGGGAGAGTTCTGGCGCGGGGAAGCGCAGCAGAAATGAGCATCACTCGCGAAGCGTTTGATAACTTGTACCGCGTGTTAACTGCGGAATCGCAGCAATTAGATTGTCCAAATTGCAAAGCACCACATTGGGAGCATAGCCACTGGCAATGGGACTATTGCATGTCCCGGTATCTTGAGAAATCGATCCCGGTCGGACAGGTTCAGTAGATGGCCTGGAGTCAAACCCCTCACCGCTCATGGCAGGTCCCGAGCGTCTCCCAGTCAGAGTCCGATAAACTCGGTTGGCTTAACGAATCCGTTCAGGAGTCTGAGAACTGGAAGAAATCGCAGCGGGGATACGCGGACTTCAACAAGTCCCTCGATGTTCTGTCGGGAACCTCCATCGCGACTGGTTCCGGTACCGGCCTGATCTACGGTGAATATCAATCGCGGCTCACCAGCGCACGGCTGAAGACGAACGTCAAAACCATGATCGCCGGCCTTTCGGACATCCGACCGATCGGTGGATTCCACGCACCCAAAGAATTTTCGAAGTTCGCCAACATGATGAACAAGGGCGTCCGGGCGATGTACCTCCAGAACAACTGGGCCGGGGCGATCAAAGAAGTTTTGGGGTGGGCAGCCGGGACGAAGAAGGGATTCATGCGCCCGGTGTATCGGCGCAACTTCGCGGGAACCGGCAAGGGGAATATCTACCTCGATACCTACGGATGGCCGTCAGTGTGTCCCGTGCAAGCTCCGCAAGACGGCGACCTCAATCAGGCGTACTCAGTCACCCTCCTCGACGAACTTCCGGTGTGGCAAGCGCACGGCATGTTCCCGCTGTTTCAGGACCGCTTGAAGCCCACGAACTCGATGTACTGGTATCAGGCGGCAATTCGGGACGCCGCAACAAAGAACGCCAGTAAGCGGCTGTTCGGAGATCCGCGGCGCAAGAATCAGGCGGAACTTTCGGACCTGTATATCCCCGTTCGGTGGACCCGCGTCAACGATCTGAAACTGAACGAAACCGGGCAGACGATCCCGATGGGAGAGATCGGATCGCCCTGGTATTACGAAGTCCCCGGATACGGCACGGAGATACCGGACGGCCGCGGCGGAACGCGGCGCGCCGATGAATCCGACGCTCGGATGTACCCGCGCGGCCGCATGATGATTTCATCGCAGGATTGCGTGATGTACGACGGGACGTGTTTCAACTGGTGCCCCGATCTGGACTTGATCCCGTTTACGCTGGATATGAGCTTCCCGTGGATGGTCCTCGGTTCCGGGATCACGGACGACGGCTTCGCATTGCAGCTGGCGATGGATGAAATCCTGCAAGGCTGCGTGAAGCGCGTTCGCGCCCAGCAGAATATGCCGCTCGGCTACAACTTCGATGCGGGCGTGACCGAGAAACAGGCGAAAGACTTCGATCCATTCGATGCAAGCTCTACCCGTATCGGTTACGACGGTAGCGAGGTAGATAAGCCGTTCACTCAACTGGTCCCTGACGACGTTTACCATATTCGTCCCGAAGTTCTTTCGCTCTACGAAAAACTTCAGGACGCGCTCGATTACGTCCACCAGATGCGCGACATTGTGGAGCTATCGAAGGCGCGCGCGCTCGGCAAAGATCAGGACATGCTCGAAAAAGCGCTGTCCAGCCTGGGGCCCATCGTCAAGAGCGTATCGGGCGACATGGAGGCGTCTGTATGCAAAGTCTGGAAGCAGATCGGATGGCTGATGCTCCAGTACCTACCGCCCGCCCGCATCGCGAAAATGGTTGGCGTCGAAAACATGCCCGAAGAGGTCTACGATTACGATCCTTTCGGTATCGTCCCGTCACACCTTCCCGATGAGATCGTTCACGATCCCGACACGCAACAAGTCCGCGATTCGCGGTACACAAAAACGCAGCGGGCAATGTGGATGGCGGAGAACGTCGGCATGACGCTGGTTCCGCATTCGCTTCATGAGCTGCACCAGATGCAAAGCGTTTTGCTGCAACTCCAGTTCAAGCAGCGCGGCGCGCCGGTCCCCTGGTGCGACATCATGGCGGCATCGAACATGCCGGACGTGGAGATGATGAACGGAAACTCAGTTCAGCAGCGGGCCGAAGCGGAGAAAGAAGAAGAGATCGTGCAGGCGGCGCGGCTGAAGATGATTGTCGAAGGTTTGGGGCTGGGCGACCCGGGCGGAGGCGGCGGGGCGCCGGGAAAACAAAAGGGCGGCGGTCCTAATGGCCGGCCGCCCACGGCACAAGCGCCACCGCATTTGAAATCGAAGGACGGCGGAGCCCGGACCACCGTATCGGAATCCCACTGAGTGGGCTACTATCTGCGGTATACGTTTTGGCATCAGGGATACGAAATCACCATGACGTTGAGCATGAACTGATGAACTCTCCAATTCTCATCACGAACGCATCCCGCGAAACGAATCACATGGTTCGTACGCGGAACTTCCGCGCAACTGAAGTGGACCTGCCGGCCGTACTCGAAGAGCTTCAGCGCGAGCGCTTCACCGGCAAGATCACGATTAGCGTCTCGTCGGGAACGCCGGTCGCAATTGAAGCGGAGCAGAGGACGCGCGTATCTGCCGTTTGACACCGTCGCTCGAAACGTGGTATTTGCTATATTGACGTAAGCAGTACCGGATTCTACCGGGGCCTGAAGAGAAATCCAGGCTACCCGCGGCCGGGATCGAAATCAGAAATGGTTTCGGTCCCGGCCTTTTGCTTTTTGGGCCGTAAAAACTGAGAAAGGAGAATACCGAATCCATGTTCACTAACGAGCGTTTCGTCGCCGAAAAGCGCAAGAAAGGCCGCAAGCACGGCAAGAAGTAGTCCGTCCCTCCGCCGGAAACGAGCAGCCCGTGGTTAGGCTGGTCCCCGACGAGGGTTGTAACCGGAGAGGGGCGGCGCTACCGTGACCGTCCCATCTCACTTTTCGAAAGAACTCAGGAGAGAACCGTGAA